ATGTAGCAAGGACTGCTGCAGCGAGAGGAACTAAAGTTCATCACATGTGTGAGGACTACCTTAACAATATGCAGTCCAATTTTCCTAAAGAGTGGGAAAAACACAAGAAGAATTTCCTGCCATATTGTCTTTTTGGTCAACTGAAAGACAAAGCATTATGCAATATTAATGACATATATGCACAAGAAGCAGGTCTTTACAGTGATAAATATAAGGTAGCGGGCAGGGTTGACTGTATTGCAAAGTACAATGGTGTACCGTCGATTATCGACTTCAAGACATCAACCAGAGAGCGCACTGATAAGTGGAATGAAAATTATTATATTCAAGGTTCTGCATATGCAGAAATGTTCGAAGAGAGAACAGGTATAGAAATCTCTCAAATAGTAATACTTGTAGTAACAGAAGATGGGACAGTCCAAGAATTTATAAAAGAAAAACACGATTATATAGATGCTCTAATAGAAACCGTTACAGAATGGAGCAACCAAAATGAAACATCTAGTAATAATACTGGCGATGTTTCTGTTAATGGGTAGTCAAACATCAGCTCAACAGAACATCCCAGACGCCGAAAACTTACAAGAAATGCCTAATTTCCAACTTGTAGCAAAACCAGTTATTTGTGGCCCAAAGGAAGATGTTCTTAAAAAAGTAGTAGTGGAATTTAATGAGACACTAATTTCCGCTTGGGTGGACTTGCAGGCTGAAACTGCTGTTGCACTTTACGCAAATCTGGAGACAGGGACAAGTACAGTCTTAGAGGAAAACCCCAATAAACCGTGGGCTTGTATTATAAGTCAGGGTATGAATGTCAAACTTAACAAACCAGAAGCAAAAGAAATTAAGGAAAAAGTTAAGGGTATACCCATAAGGTACTTGACAAATTAATCTAAACATGGTATAAATAACATACAATTTGATGATACGAATTGAATACAGAACTGGACGGGGGTGCGATACCCCCCGCCTCCACCAAAAGGAGATTGGTATGGAAGAGATGATATCAGGAGATTCAGATGAAGAATCGTCTTGTAAAAAAGATATCGGTTGTGATGTTTAGATTATACATTACATGGAGTGTATGCGCTGACATCATTCTCATCTCTGGTATCATAGCCTTGTTACTTGGTTATGGTAAAATCTCTTTTTGATGGGGGCGAAATAGGATCGACAGGCTGGAATAGATAAGTGGAGAATTGTCGGATGACTGCGTTATTGGTCAAATTTCTAAATGCAAACGATAACTTTGCACCATTGGCACTCGCTGCGTAAGCAGTAAGTGTGCAGGAGTTTCGGTAGGTTCCTTGGCAACAGAATAACCTACCACTTTAAAGGATGGAATACCTCTATCCTATTTGTCATGATAAGGAGATTTTTAAATTATGACTACTACTTCTAAGGCAGCCAAAGTTGTTGCCGCACTTGAAAACGGAGCTGAACTTACTGCAAAGCAGATTAGCGCACGATATGGCGTTAAGAATGTTCGTGCGCTCATGAGCTCACTTCGTATGAAGGGATATCCTGTATATCTCAACAAACGCACTAGTGTGTTTGAAGGCGAAACTAAGGTTTACAATAAGTATCGTATTGGTAAGCCAACCCGTGCTGTGATCGCAGCAGGATATCGTGCTCTCGCACAGGGAGTATAAATACCAACATGGCCAATATCGGCCATCAACAGGGTGATGCCTTAATACATCCGTGAGGGGTCAACGGTTAGCCCCTCAACTTTTATTTTAATGGAGTACACATGGCACTGAATACCGCAAAAACATTTTCGATGGAAATCGAAAAAATTGCAAACGAAAAGAATATCACTCATATGGAGGCTGTCCTTGACTATTGTCATCGTCAAGAGATTGAACCTGATACTGTTGGCCGTCTTATTTCCAAAAGTCTCAAAGAGAAGATAGAGGCAAACGCCCGAGATTTGAACTTCCTTCCTCGACAGGCGCAACTTCCTGTATGAAACATCTCAAGGAACAGAACACTAACTATTTCATGCATCTTATTCATGCATGGTCTATGGCTATTGTTCTAATTATTCACGGGGTAATCCCCTGCATTTTAACTGATTGGGTATCGAAGCGTATCTGTAATGGAACCGATTGACGTTTATCTAATGTACTGTGCTATGAAGGCACACTTTGGTAAGGGTGACTATGACTTTGTGACATACAAAGGAAAGACCCGTATCAAACGTGACACGTTCTACAAACGTAAGGACAGATCGTTCTTCGTAAAGCTATCACGCAAGTACAAGACAGAACAAGAAATCCAGAACTACTTTGTAGCAAACTTCATCAAGGACAAGAAGGGGTATATTGCCAACTTCAATGATGAGAACTACGAGTCATGGAAACTGAAACGACAGGGTTTCTTTGACATGTTTGAATTAGAAATGAAACCTCTTGTAGAAGCGTTTGAAGATTTGTTCGTGGTAAACAATGGACAACACCCTAAATTAATGAAAGAGTTTCTAGGCGGTCGAGTCTCTTTAGAGACAGTGATTGTATTAGATGAACTGGTCAACTTTGGACCTGATTGGGATAAAGCATTAGAGGATGATATTATATGGAATGATTTAAATAATCTCATAGATAATTACGAAAGGTTCTTGACAATTGATCAAGAACAGTATAAGATAAGACTATTGAAACTCATAGAGGAGTCCAGTTGATGGAACGAGTAGAAGGGTTCTTTGAGGCACGGTGCCGGGAACTAGAAAACCAAATCAAAGCATTGCAGTTTGACAATGCTGAGATGTTAGTGAAATCTAACGAACTGTCGGAGCGAGTTAAGACACTTGCTAATCGTCAACCCACTTGGCCAAAGGGTTATAAACCTCAGCGTAGGTTTAACTCTAACAAGTAAATGGTATGCCGCTGTAGCTCAGTTGGTAGAGCAACGCATTTGTAATGCGTGGGTCAGGAGTTCGAATCTTCTCAGCGGCACCATTTTGGAGATATTATGAAAGTAAGATTGATATCATATCAACAACCCGATAACATTATTGGAGTTGATGATGCACAGGAACTTATTGCATACTGTGCCAGAGTGTCCAATCCGGGCAATCAAAACAACAAGGAAACCAGTGAGAAACTTGTAAAGTATCTGATCAAGAATCGTCACTGGTCGCCTCTGGAAATGGTCAATGCATGTATTGAAATTGAGACAACCCGTGATATCGCAAGGCAAATCCTGCGGCATCGCTCGTTTTCGTTTCAAGAGTTCAGCCAACGATACGCTGATCCTACTAAGGATTTGTCCTACCAGACTAGGGATGCACGTTTGCAAGACCCTACTAACAGGCAGAACAGTGTAGAACTGGATTTTGATATAGAAGATGAACGCCGTCTTAATGAAGACTTCCGTATGAAACAGATGTCCTTGTGGAGAGAGGCACAGAAGACATACGAGTGGGCAATCAGTAAGGGTATTGCCAAGGAACAGGCTCGTGCAGTTCTACCAGAGGGTATGACTGTATCTCGACTGTACATGAACGGTACACTGCGCTCATGGGTACACTACATTGACCTACGGAGTGCGAATGGCACACAGAAGGAACATCAAGATATTGCGATTGCGTGTGCTCATGAGATTGCTCAAATCTTCCCGCTGATGAAAGAACTATGAAACACGTTGTAATTGGTAATGGTGAGTCACGCAAGTGGTATTGTCCTAGTCACCAGATGTTTGGTGTTCCCGTGACCACATGGGGGTGTAATGCTATATACCGTAATGGTAAGGTGGACAACCTTGTAGCTGTTGACTATGGTATGCAACAGGAGATTTACGACTCTGGTTATGATGGGTTGTGTCACTTTGCAAACTGGAGTGTTCTACCGTCTTCTGTGGCTGACATGATGCTCATGGGATATGATATACCAGATGATGCGTTTGTACATAGAAGTAAAAATAGGACTGATAATTGTGTGATATCAGGAAAAGACCCTGTGACACTCAAAGAAAGAATTGACGCTGCAGCTCAAATGTTTCCATCACTTGATATGAAAGACCTTCAGATGAAGATGGAAAAGGATGTTGGTGTCTGGATAACTTATGTTAGTGAGGATGACAATATAAATACAATTGACTTTCCTGTTGGATGGTCAGCGGGTAATACCGCATTGCACCTTGCATGTCAGCAGGGCGCAACAGAGATTTATATATTGGGGTTTGACCTATCATCATATGATGAGCCGTTGAACAACATATATAAAGGGACAGATAATTATCTGTCAAGTGATGCAAGAGGTTTTAATCCAGTGAACTGGCAGAACCAAATGCAAAGTGTTTTTAGAGAGTTCAAGGATGTTCAGTTTTCTTGGGTAGATGCCACAGAGGAATTTATTCAAGAAAATAATCTAAGTTACTTGACTAAAACACAATTTTGTGATAAGTTAAACATACTATAAACATACGAAAACATATATTTACATAAGGAGAATACATATGTCGTTAAGTACA